ACAACGGATTCTGTAGGATTATCTCTTGGATGTTCATTGTGAGTTGTATAGTCGCTCGGTTTTGTCCGGTCTGGGGGTGTACACTACCGCCGTCTCATGTGGATTCTTCGTATCCCACAAAACCGTCTTGCCGTCGCTCAAGGCTTTCATCTTGAGCATATGCACCGGGACGGATTTGAACCGCCGTCGACCCTTGTTCCCATATGTCCACTGAGGGGTTAGGCTCCTACACCTAACGGGCATGACTGGCTAGCCTTTTGGAGTCATCTTTGCCAATTAGACCACCGGTGCAATATGTGTAGATATGGACCGATAGAGACAGACAGCCTAAACGAGATAGGTCACAGGCAACCAGTGGTTGTGCGTCCTCGCTACCTCGCGGCAACGTTACACGGCCTTCGGGTTCCCCCGACGTAGCCACCTAAGACAACGGGATACTATCACTTAGTCTTTATCGTTGGACTCAGTGATTGCCTGTTTCAAACTCTGGATTTCTGAGTATTCCACGCCATTGAAGGCTGCAAGGATAAGTAACGATAGGGGGACAATGCGCGACGGACTAGCCCCCAGCCGAAGCCCATAGAGCGTGATTATAATCAAGCCAAGGTTGACGATGATGCTCTTTGTTATCTTGAGGGCCTTATGCATCGCTAAACTTTGAGTTGCGTGTTTGTATTCATCTATTAGTTCCCCGTCGCAGTACCACGGGCGTTTGTTAGTTGTCATCGGTCGGATGTTGCCAGCAGTATTTACTATCTGTGACAGTCCGGCTGCAATCCCCATGCGCACAACTATCATCTGATTCAATGATTTCCATGCCGGAGTATGCCGCATCAAGGCGCGCAAACTGTTCCTCAGTCGTTTCAAACTCATCTTCGACATTGATTTCCTCTCCCGTTTCTGGGTCAGTGACTATACCGAAACCTCGCGCACAACGTGCTTTAGTCATGGCTTGCAACTCCTGTGTATCTGTCTGTGTCCGTCTGGAAGGCTAACGTCCCGCTTGGATCGCGTTTGTCCACTGCCTTCTTCAGCGCCTCTACACCCATCCCCTCGTAGGTCACACTTGCCGTTTCTCTGGATGTGCTACTGATACCTTTGTCTCTCCACTGCCGAATCCTCAGCGCGGCAAGATACTTTTCTAACTGTTCCTTCGCTTCTGTCGAGAGTTTACTTTGGTATTTGTCTATTGCCTGTTCGGCTTCAAAGGTTACGTCATCAAGGTAACTTTGGATTTGACTATCGCTAAGGTCCGTTGATATGACGTTGTTTACCTGTTGTGGTGTGGCTGTTGACATGGGTGACTATAGCCGCTTATGATTAGGATAGTCAGACTACCCTAATCACCGAGTATAGCCGCTCTACGCTCCGCTTGCCCCTCCCTGTAGTTTGACACAGGCGGCAGCGTCAGTGACAGCAAAGCCATTGTGGCCGCTAATCTGATAGACGGTCTGCTGGTTGGATTCCTCGCGGTACGTGTTCACGCTCATCGGTTCCCACTCCGCGATGTATCCGTACTTCGACATATCAACCATGAACGCCTCATCATCGCCAAAGTCGCCGGTATTGGTCCGCAGAACGGGCGTCCCGTAGACTTCGCCCACGACTTCCGGCCCTTGGTCGGTGACAAGGTTATCACCGAGGTCAGTGGCGCGGTTGAACGAGTCATCAAGGCTCAGGTCTCGAAGCCCATCAGAGCCAACCATAAGCCCCATCATTTCGGGGTTGTATTCCTCAGAGTTCAGCACCTCGTAGGCTTCAACAACAGCCTCAAAGTCAAGGTCTTCCCCATCGTTGCCAACGACAGTGCTGTTATTGTTGCTATTCAGCAGGTTAAACGCCCGCTGGTCAAGGTTCTTCGTGGCCGCGCGAGCCATTTCCTCCTGACCCTCCATTTCAATGTCTACACGGCCAAACCGAACAGCCTCATCGGTAATGACAACCTCAAAGCCGTACTTCTGCCGGACGGCAGAGACTTCCGAATAGTTGAGTTCCGAACGCGGGAAATCAGAGCCTTCGTCAATCTCGACAACGTGGCCTTCAAGGTCGTCATCAGGCACCGGGAACTTCAGTTCTTCGGCGTCCTGATCACTTGCGTCAAAGTCCCGGAATGTTTCACGGAACTGGTAGGTTGGCTGCGTGCGTTCCTGAACCTCTCGTAGAATCGTCTCCGGCTGAACCGGAACATCTCGCTGTTCAATAGGCATTATCGAATCTCCACAACTGCGGTGTTACTATCAAGACTGTACCCGGCAGACAGGCCAGCAACCCCACCAGAATCAGTGAGTGCAACCGGCCCACCACTGCCAGCCGCAAGCTGACCGTCAGTCGTGCTAGCGGCGAGTTCTTCGCCGGCAGTGACCGTGCCTGCCACATTTGCGACTACTCGACCGGACACGTACACACCGACATTATCACCGTCAGTGGCGTCATCAGCCGCGATTCCAACAACGCGAGCGTTCGTGTCACCGGAATTAGCCGCCTGTAGGAGTTGGTTCGTGCTGTCAATGGTGACAGCATCCCCGGCAGAGATAGCTTCGTCTGCTTCGTAGGTAACTACCCCCGGGTCAGAGCCACACGCCGCATCGCCAAGTTCCGCACTTGCACTAGGTTCTGCCATTAGTTAAGCACCTCTTTTGCTTCGTCAAAGTCACTCACTCCGAGTGCTTCAACAATGTCGTCTTTGATTCCCTCACCGCCAAGCCCAAGGCTCTGATAATCCTGATACAGTGCCTCTGCCTTTTCAACATCCGCATCTTCCGACAGCGCTTCCTCACCGTTGTCTTCCGGCTGGCTTGTCTCAGGATTCTGTACGAGCGCTTCGGCAACAAGTTCCCCGTCGTCGTTCTGGAACTCGCTCACGAGTGCGCCAAACGACAGGGCTTCAATTGTGCTTTCTTTGAGGTCTGCCTTTTCGTTCAGGGCTTCCTCAAGCACGCCGCGCATACTTTCAAACGTTTCTCCGTTCACAACCGTTGGCTGTTCCGTGGCCGCAAACTCCTCTAGTGCCTCAACAGGCTCATCAAGAGATTCTGCGGCTTCAAGCACAGCCACGTCAGTATCAGTAATTTCGTCCATTGTTAGTTTGGAGTCCGCAACCACAGAACTCTGGGACATAGACTCTTGCGTCCCGTCATCGCTCTGGGTTTCAAGTTCCGACAGCAGGTCTTCATGCGTTGGCCCCGGCATGAAGATAGTTGATTCACCCTCTCCGTGACTATGGATTTCCTCAAAACCCATGTCCTGAGCCTTACTCATGGCTTCGCCCGGATTATCAAACTTCAGGCTATCCGGGACGCTTGCCATGTTTTCCTCGTGTTTCGCAAGACTCTCTGGGTCCGGCAGTTCGTCAACGACAGTCAGCGTATCGTTGTTGAGTTTGTGACCAACCATTTGGTCAGTGGCCTCCCATCCATCCTCAGCGGGTTGATGCACCTCTATCAGTGCAGCCGGTGGTTGGATAGTTACATCACCGTCAATCTCACCGTCTAAGGGTTCGTCGCCCTCTTCACGCACATCAACGACCATGCCGTAAGATGCACGGTCGCTTTCACGGTCTTCACCCCATCGAACAAGGGTGTCTTCGCTCACGTCGGCCATGTCCGCCATTGATTCAGCATCATCCATAGCCCACTCTGGCGGGTTCTCAAACTCTTGTGCGAGTTCCATCAGCCGAGAGTCGTGCTCATCTTCGGATGCACGCCCTCTGGCCCCGAGCGACCATGCCGCGTCTACATTCCCTCTGCGAAGGTTGCCCTCTGCGTCAACGACAGGATAGCCACTCTCTGTCTTGGTATCCTCCGGGTAGAGGTAATGACTTTCATACCCTTCGTTCGGGATTTCGCTTTCGTCTAACTCTCCGGTGGCGGTATCTTCAAATGTGACACCGGCAACTGTTTTGAGGGCTTCGGCGTTGGGTATCTCTGTGCTTGGATTCTGGCCTTGTGACTCTGCCATGCTTTCATCCATTTCCTCCGATTGGTCAACCGCCCACTCGACTCCGGCGGTCCCACCCCAGCCAAACCATGCGACGGTGCCGTTATCTTCCCACCACGGATTTTCTGCATCCTCACCTTTCCGACTCTCTGGCACGTCGCTAACGTTCTCAAATTCAGTGTTACTCTGGTGGCGCTTGAATTGCGCCATCTTCTGTATCACATCTTCAGACAGGCTCTCACCGTCTGCTAACTGATTGGCGCGATTCCACCCCGTGTCAGTCATTGCATCCGTTTTCTCACGGATATCTAACACAGCTTGTGCGTTTGTCTGTGCTTGCTCCGGTGGTGTGGTGTCTTGCAGTGCCTCATGCAACGCTTCTGCGGTTAGTGGGTTCTCCCCGACCGTGATTTCGTTGCTTGGCGCGGCTCCATTCGCTACGAGCGCCAAGTCCCGCCAGCGGTTGATGTTCGTCGCTTTGAATGCCGCTTCGCCATTTTCAAGCGGTTCAAGGTCTCGACTCACAAGCGGTGAGACTTCAAGCCGACCGTTCCGAACCTTGTCGGCAAGACTCTCATCATCAAGTTCGGCTTCAAAGACGACACCCACGCCGTCAACATACCCGGCGTTAACCACTTCCCCAGCGATTGCCTCAACCGGCGTTTGTGCCTTCGGGTTCTCTGCTGTATGGTCGGTGTCCGTTGCGAGTGGTTGCCCTTCTAAGGCGTCTGCTGCCTCTTTGAGCGTTTCCTTCGGCCAGAGTGTTTGCTTTCCACTCCCGCCTATAGTAATGTCGTTCTCACCGATTGCAACGCCTGAGACAAGCGTGCTATCCTCTGTGGGTACGTCACCGCTGTCAACGGCTAAGGCTGCATAGCCCGGCGTGACTTGTGCAAGACTCATAGCGTGACACCACTCAAGAGACTGCTTGCCCCACCCTCAAACGCTTCAACGACAATCCATCGGTTGTTAAAGAACTGGAATGTACATACTGCAAAGTCGGCGTCAATTGTCACATCCGGCAGGTCGAAAATCGTTGTGTTCGTTGCCGTGACTGTGATATTGTTCGTGGCTGCATTCCCGGCGTTATCAACCACTGTCACCGTTCGGCCTGTATCCGCTGTCTCCGGGAGTGTGACCGTCCCAACCCCACCACTTGTATCCATCAACAGCACATCATCGTCATCTTGGACGGTTGTATTACCGCTACTCTCGCGGCTGTTTTCTCTAACGTTCGCTTCGATGATATCAATGAGTGTTGAGTCTGATAGTCCGGGCAATGTTCTACCTGAGAGTTGTTCTGCAATGGATCGTATTTTGTCGTGGTCTGTTTCCGTCATGGGTAATCTCGGTCTGGAATCTCTACCCAGTCGATATCAAGGCTCATATCCCGCTCACTTGTTGTGTCGTTCGTCACAAACAGACACATATCATCTCCCGGTGCAATCACGTTTGCAATACCGTTATCAGACACGTCGCCCGGCGTGAGTTGATTGGGTGAGCCACTCGCGCCAGCTGTCTTTGTCGAGAGTTGTCGCCCACCAGTGTATGAGCCGGTTTCGTTATCGCCACCTATCCGAGAGATGGCCGCGCTTGTGCTATCTTGACTGACCTTAGATTGAACCCCGGTATCAGGCTGATTGCCTTGCGTGGTTTCAGTGACGTTAAATGATTTATAGTGCGTTACCTTTGCTTCCCCACGGATTGCAACATTCCCAATGCCGTAATAGGTATCATCTGTGGGATTGGATAGGTACAGTTGCTTCTGGTTCCCACCAACAACGCCGGGGAAAAACTGCCCTGTTGAGAACCCGTCACCGTTTACGATTCGCCACCGGAGTTCGGCTGTTGACAGTCGTGTTAAACTATCATGTTCTGTTCTGTTAACCATAAGTCTCTGTTGTCATGCTTGTATCCCGTTTGGTAAGCGTTCATTCAACGGCGTGTCTATCGTTGCCCCGATACTGATAGAGATATTACATCTCCCGTTTGGGTGTGCTGGCGGCTTCAACGTCAACGTGCGACCCACAAACGACTCTGGGAGATTCCCCGTGATATTCACAGCATTGTTTCGCATCTCGCTTACTGTGAGTCGTGTCCCGTCTAAGGCTCTACAGAAGGCACACGTCCGACTGTCATTTGCTGCGTCCCATTCACCGTGTGTGACTGCCGCTTCTCTCTCAGACCTTCTGTTGGCTTCCTCTACCGTTGTGAGTGTGCCTTCGCTGTGTGCGTTGATAACCTCACTCCGGGCAATCATCGTACTGCGATGCTTGCCAATACTGTCCACTCTATTCGTGAGTGTGCGGGCTATCTCTCGTGGTCCTTTGCCCTCTCGGAACCCACTCAAGAGCATATCCCGAACGTCTTGGGCGATATCATCCCGAACAGAAACTAACTGTTCATACGCTCTGGTGTAGAGTTCCTGTAGGCTACTCCGGTGGATCGGACGCCCGACTAACGTATCCGTATCCTCTTGAAGAAACGCTACGTCAAGCTCGGATAGTTGGTCTGCTGCGTTCCGTATCCCAGCGGCGTAGGCCTTTCGTATAAACTGGTTTCTGTCCGGCCCGACAACGCCAAGGAAGTTATCATCTAACTGTTCCCGAAGCCAGACCAAAAACCCTGCAACCTTCCGTCTGTCCGTTGGGAACTCAAACACCTTGTCTGGGACATCATCGGCCAACGCTTCGTCTTGGAGGCTGAATAGGTCTCTTTCACCGACTGCCTCTCTAATCTTGGCGTTGATGCGTGCAAGTGCCCCCCGAAGCCTACTTGCGAATTGCTGTTGGGCGGTATAGGTGTTCGTGGGTTCGCTTTCCGAGCGTTCAAACGTGTATGGGCTTAGTGCCTCATGCGTACAAGCCATAATCTTACTGCCGCCAACCTTCCCACTGTAAGACCCTATCCTTCATACTTGCCGCTAACCGTGCTGACCCAAGCTCTTGTCTTGCACCCCGGAAGGTTCCGCCCATCGAACTCCACGCATCAAGCAAGATTAGTCGGGCTGGTTTTTCAGACTTCTCCCATGAGTCTGGGATTCCAAAGGTTGTTTCGACTTGAAGGGCTTCATCTGGCGTTGTGTACGCATCAAACAACGCTTCTTCTGGGTCTTCAACAGCTGTTTCGGGGAACTCTGTTGCGTCTAACTGACTTGCTTTGTAGAAGCCCACACCAACACGCGCGTCTTGGAGCGCGACAACATAGGTCGGACTGTTGTTTGACGCCTCAACAGTGTCGCCATCTTTCCCAGTGAAATCTTCCGTGCGAATCTCAGTCACAACACCGAAGCCTTGGGGAGATTGTACCGCATCGCCCTCACTGTACTGCGTGGCTAACGCATCTACGCCCATGATGTCCTGCCACGCCGCTTCGGTTTCCTCGGTCGACAGTTCATCAACTACGTCTTCGGGTTCGTCCATATCGTCAACCGGGAAGTCAAGCACTTCAAGCAACTCTTGGGCGTCAACAAGCGCCGTTGGCCCGGCCTGTGGCCCGGCTGCCGCATTCAAGGTTGAAACATAGGTGTTCATCCTATCAATCTCATCAGTCGACAGGGACTTTACCGGATTCTCCTCGGTCTGTGGCTCTAACTTGAGTTCTAACCCGTCAGTGTTCAGTCCTTGTCGCTCGGCTACCTCTCTCAGTACAGGCGTCCACTTTTTTTCCTGATAGCGGCGTTCCTGACTCAAAAGGTCATGATAGGCTTCCTTCTGCTCTGAGGTAACATCCCTATTGATGCCTTCTGCGAAGCCAATCATGTACTTCGGTGCTGGCAACGGTGCCAGCATGATATTGATATATTGCTGAATGACCGGATTCAGTTCTGGCACATCAGGCTCGAACTTTTCGAGGTCAAGGTTTGCATCCGAAAAGAACACATCGCCCGGCCCCATACTCTCTAAGTCAGCCTGTGCGTTCTGAAGCGATGTATCCGACCATTCAATAACCTCGGTTGTGTTACCCCTCTCTACCGTTTCAGGAGTGGCCTGTGCCGTCCACACACCGTATGCCTTCCGACCGATAGCCTCTGCCCGGTCTCGCTTGATGCGCTTGTATTCCTCAATATCCTCGGTGATTCCCTCAATGATAGACGTGCCGAACACGCCCTGCGTGTCAGCAAGCCCCGCATCATCCCCGATATCTGGGTCAAGGACTTGCTTCATCACGTCGTTTTGACTCAGTGGGATCTGTTGTCGGTCAAACCCACCACGTCGAATACCCAAGATTGACTCATCATCAAACTGGATGTATGCAGCCACTTCCCCACGCTTGGTTTTCTCGACTTCCTCAGTGTCCACATCATCCGGCAGGTCTTCAGTGTCAGCTGGTAGGAGGATATTCGTGTTGTTCTGCACCTGCGGGTAGATTGTTTCAGGTCTAATATGATAGAACCCAGTAATCGGACTGTCTGGATTCTCTGGCTCAGACTTCAGGAGTTCAACGAGGATGGTCCCACGAACCCACTTCTGCCATGTGGTTGCCTTACCGAAATCATAAAAGTCAGTGTGACGTTCCCCACCGAAAATACCAGCATTGGCGAGGAAGCCACCATCAGGCGTGCCTTCGGGTGCATTATCTCCGCCTTCAAAGTAGGCTTCAGTTTGCTCGGATTCGGCAGACACCCGATAGCCGGGTTCCCACACATCATTCACGAATTGCCGGAGGTTCTTCCGAACAGGCCCGGTCGTTCGTGCCTGTTCAGCAAACTTGTCTAAATCTTCGGGTGGGTCGATTTCATCAACGCCACCAGAGACGATATCAATCCGAGCGCTGCGTGTGACCGTCTCAACAGTTTGGTCTAACCGCTCTTGCAGGGCTTCCCATGCACGACTTGTTCTACTCATTGCGTTGTAATCTTGTTATAGGTCGACGTTGTTCGTGAGACTGTTTGCCCGTCTGCCATATCCAACCAGTTGCACATCAACGCTGAATCCAGATAGTCAGGGGAGTGTCCTAGTCTATCCTTTATCGCTGACTTTGACGTGGCTTCTATCACGTCGCCGTCTCGACTCCGCAAACTCCGCGTTTCAAATTCCACGACTTTCGCGGCTACCTTGGCCTCTTGATACAGGTGCTTATCATCAAACGAACCGCCCGAATCAAGGAACTCGCCAAACTTCGCAAGAGCCTCTGCCCACGCATCATAGTATTCCGTCTCTTGCCGTGGGTTCATCCCGTTACTAAATCTGACTACACGAGCAAACCTATTGTCTAACTCATCTGCCAAGCCTGAGCCTTCACCCACGGCGTCCACTGCTATCTCAGGACTGTTTAGGTCAAACAGGATATCAGTAAGCTCGTTCTTTTGAGCAACGTGATTCGTACCTTGTCGAGCGTAGTGAATCCGTATCTCGTCGTTGTGCTTACCTGAGCCAACGGTATCGTCACCACTCCGGGCCACGTCAATAGCAAACGTCTGCGGATGTTCGCTCCCGTTAGTTGGTCTATTATACGCGGCTTCTACGTCGGCAATCGTAAAGGGACGCCATTTCTCCGCTAAATCGGCTGGCATGACACCAGCGCGGCGTTTGTACCACTTCGTGTGTAAATCATCCCGGAACTCAGGGTTAGGCAGTGGGTCAACAGACTGCTTGTATAGCCCCTCTCGACCAACCACTTCAGTCGGTTTAGTCTCTCGTGCCGCTTCCCACTCCCTTGTAGTTGGTTCACCACTTGGCGTGAGGTACGGTGAACTGACTTCTATAACGCGCTCAATGCCGGGCCACGCACTATCATGATACTCGGCCCAATCGGACTGCATCTTAGAGAGACCGGCAATGCCACCGATCTTATCTTTGCCACAGATACCACGGTCAACCCGAGCGTTCCGACTCTCCCAAGTGGGAAATTGAAGCCTGTGCCACTCCGGGTTTTGCATCAGGTCCGCCACGACGTTCGTTTCGTCCGTTGGCGGGTTCGCAATCACAAGGATATGGTCGTCGTCCCCAAGAGTTGACCGAGCACTGTCTATGTGTTCCGCCGTGACACCGGGCTTGTCGGCTTCCTCAATGAGATAGACGACGTTGTTGTTGTGATCTCCCTCAAGGTCGTCAGGGTGTCGCGGGCTATGACACTCTAGGAACCACTCAGAATCAAACTCAGTATGCAAAGAGCGGTCGTTATCCTTGTAGTCACCCGGAAGGCCCGTGCTTTTCCAGATACTCTTGATCGGCTTCCAGATAGAATTCTTGAGCGTGTCACCGTTTCCTGCCGTCACTGGAACAACCACGTCGGCATTCGTGTACAGAACTGTGACGGCCAATAGAGCGGCTGCATAAGATTTGCCCGGACCGTTGGCCCCAACAGCCAAGGTTTGCTCGTTCTGTTCCAAGGACTTGGCCATCGCTTCGAGCGTGTCCGTGACAGGATAATCAAGCACTTCGTCAATGAACCGGACGTATCTATCTTTGCCTGTCCCCGGTGCGTATTGCCCAAGCACGTCGGCTAAGGTGGCCTTGGTTTTATTGTCCTGCGTATCCATGTCTATGGTATGTCCCAGTACGGCCCAGATTGTCCAAAATGTGGCTCAGAACGGTATTCCAGAGGTATGGAAGTGGCAGACTATTGCTCTGATTGCCAAACGCTATTTAGGTCCGACGGTGACGAGTGGACTGTTGAAAGGAAGTAACGGCGTCTTGTTCTGGCATGGTATCAAACCGTGGGTTGGGTTACAATGTTATATAGTATCAAAAAGCTTTATGCATGCCGGGTGTGTATAGTAGAGTGCAATGGGAGAA